AGCTGTGGAACGACTTAAAGCTAAAAAGAAAACCGTAGAAGATTTTAAAGATGAGGGTGACTTTGATCCAGGTGGAATGGCATCCGGCGGCATCGCAGGACAACTGCATCTTTATGATGGAGGTAGAATCGGTTTAAAAGATGGAAAGAAACCAAAGTTTCCTATGTCTCGTAGAACTTTTATCGGTGGTATATTAAGTGCGCTTGCCTATCCTTTTATAAGAGGATTTGGAAAGCAAGCTACAACGAAAACAGCGGCACCCGTTGTTAAAGAAGTTATTGAAAGAGGAGCTGATGGAATTCCAAGTTATGCTTACGATTTAATTAATGTTGTAAAAGCCAAAGGCACTAAAGAGATTATGGAAGGAATAGTCAAAAGAAGTCCTCCAGCAACCAGATATAATTACAAAGGAGTTGATGTGATTGAAGATGGCCTTGGCAATACCAGCGTTCAAAAACAACAGATGAAAACAGGTCAGTGGACAGATTCAGCAAGTGATAAGACGATTGTAGATGACTATGTAGATCGAGAAGTTGGATTCGAAATTCGAAGAGGCGATGACATTGTTAAAGACGAAGGGTTAGAAACTCAAAAAGCAATTAGAGGTGAAGATGAATACAACGAATCCACAGCCTTTATGCAGGGAGATCCTGAAGGCGGTATGGATGTATCTGAAGTGTTAGAAACAATATCAGATGCCGATCATCTAGATCTTAAAAAGATTGCTGATGAATCTCTTATCAAAAAAGCCTCAGGCGGCAGAGTCGATTTATCCAAAGGCGGCCTGGCACATGTCTTAGGAGTCTAATGGACATACTACAGTACATTAACAGAATAAACCGTTTGTACGGCAACGATCCAGCGCCCGTGCGTTACAACACTCAACAATATCTACAAGGTGGAAGAGTCCAGTATAAACCCGGCGGCCTCGTAGAACCGGGTGTCGTGAATTATGCGCGTAAATCTCCAACGCCAATTAATGAAGAAACTTTTAAAAAGATAGATGACTTCATTGCTAAATCAGAAGGCACATTAAGTAAAAAAGCTTTAGGTGAATCCTTAGGATATAAAACTGTTGAAAAAGGACAAGCAGCAGGTCAAGGTGGATTGAATAAAGTTATAAAAGCCTGGGAAGAATCTAGAGGTAAGACATTTGAATTTAAACCTTCTACAATGATAGGCACTGAACTTGAGCAAAAAATTCTTAATTTTTCTAAAGACCCAAACTATATCAAAGAAGATGGTACTCCTAATATTAAAAAATTGGCTAAAGCCATTTATCCTGATAGAAAATTAGATGATGCAAGAAAACAGATTAGGCATACTTTGGAACGAGCGGTTGGTTATGAAGGTAAAACTAATATTGCAGGGCCGACAACAGGAGCTAAAGAATTAAAAAAAAGAAGACTTGAAATTATAAAGGATTTAAAAAAATATTGGAAAAGTCAAAAGGGTGGCGATCTTATTCTTGAAGAAATGGACAAAAAATTAGCCGGCATCGCACAAGAGAACAAGAATATTTTAAAAATGAGTGATGATGCGATTTGGAATAATAAAAAGTTTCAAGACGCAATGCGATTAAACGTAGAAGCTCTCAACACAGGAGAAGGATTAAAATTTGATCGTTATCAAGGCATCTCTAAAAAAGATTTTATTAAAAATGTAAGAGATTTAGCAGACAAAGGACAATTTGTTCAACCCGAGCATATTATTCCAATTAAAGCTAGAGACCCTGATTCTTTGCTCGCTAAAAATATTTTCTCTGCTTATGGCAAAGTGGGAGGGCAAATGGAAGTGCTTAAAGATTTTTCAAAAGCTAATACCTTTGGAAAAAGACCAAAAGAAGTTTTTAACTTTTTAAAAGGACAAAATATTCCTATTGAAAAACCAGGATTCTGGAAAACTACTAAAAAAGTAGGATCTAAAGTTGGAAGATTTATTTTTGATCCCATAGAAATGGCAACTATGCCTCTTTTGTTACAAGGTGCAGCAGTTTATGAGCATTATAAAAGTGTAGGAGATTTAAAAAAAGCTTTAGACCAAATTCCCAACTCTAAAATACCGCAATATAAAAAAAATCTTTTAGTGGAAGGCTATCGTCAAGAAGCAGTGGACCGTGGAGATGTGGGGTTAGAAGATTGGGCAGTAGATCAGCCTAATGTTTCAGGGGCGCTTGAAAAAATTGGACTTGGAGATAAAAAGCAGATGATGGATCTTTCAGAAGGTTTAATTTCAGGGGTAAGAGAAGTAGAAGCAGCAGAGAAAGTAGCTACAGAACAAAGAATTAAAGAAGCTATGGAAAAACAGCGAAAACGATAAATGACGATAAGTAGATCAAACTTAAGTAAATTAACGAGCACCGTGCCACCAAGAAGGGGGCCACAACCACAGGGCTTGAATATTAAATATAATACTGTTAAGACAGTGAAGACGGAGAAACTAAATGGCAACAGACAAAGCGTTACCCAACGTACAGCAAACTATAAAACTACCTAGTCCTAAGGAAGTTCAAATTGAGCAGCAACAACAAACTGCTCAACAAATGACGGAACCGGTGGACATTCAAAAGAATGAAGATGGTAGTGTTGATATTAATTTTGACCCAAATGCCGTGAATCCTGGAGATGATAAAGGACACTTTTCTAATTTAGCAGAACTTTTACCTGACGATGTTTTATCTCCGTTAGGTCATAAACTTTATCAAGATTATCAAGATTATAAAACTTCAAGAAAAGACTGGGAAAGAGCTTATGTATCAGGGTTAGATCTTTTAGGATTTAACTATGATGATCGATCCGAACCGTTTAAAGGAGCATCCGGTGCCACGCACCCAGTACTCGCGGAAGCCGTAACTCAATTTCAATCACTCGCTTATAAAGAATTATTACCTTCGGGCGGACCCGTAAGAGCTCAGATTATTGGAAAACCAAATCCACAAAAAGAACAACAAGCAAATCGTGTTAAAGATTATATGAATTGGCAGATCATGGATCAGATGAAAGAATATGAGTCTGATTTTGATCAGATGTTATTTTATTTACCTCTTGCAGGATCTGCATTTAAGAAAATTTATTATGATGATCTAATGCAAAGAGCAGTTTCCAAGTTTGTTCCCGCAGATGATTTAGTGGTTCCTTATACAGCAACATCATTGGAAGATTGTGAGTCCGTGATTCACATTATTCGAATGTCAGAAAATGATTTAAGAAAAAAACAAGTAGGTGGATTTTACAGCGACATTGAAATAACACCAACTCATTTAATTGAATCTGAACTTCAAGAAAAGGAAAGAAAACTAGAAGGAGCATCACGAGGACGCGATGATCGTGTCTTTACAATTTTAGAATGCCATGTAAACGTCGATTTAGAAGGTTTTGAAGATATTGATCCAACGAGTGGAGAACCTACAGGAATTAAATTACCTTACATTGTCACATTAGAAGAAGGCACAAGAAAAGTTTTATCGGTAAGACGAAACTATGATGTTAAAGATGCCTTAAAGAAAAGAATTGATTATTTTGTTCATTTTAAATTTTTACCAGGACTAGGTTTTTATGGTTTTGGTCTAATCCACATGATTGGTGGACTATCAAGAACAGCAACAGCTGCTTTAAGACAGCTTCTTGATGCAGGAACTTTATCTAATTTACCCGCAGGATTTAAAATGCGTGGAATTAAAATGAGAGATGAAGCTCAATCAATACAACCAGGAGAATTTAGAGATGTAGATGCGCCTGGAGGTAATCTAAGAGATGCCTTTATGATGCTTCCATTTAAAGAACCTTCTCAAACCTTATTACAACTTATGGGCGTCGTGGTACAAGCAGGACAACGATTCGCTTCAATAGCGGACCTGCAAGTAGGTGAGGGTAATCAACAAGCGGCAGTGGGCACGACCGTTGCTTTGTTAGAAAGAGGTTCAAGAACGATGTCGGCGATACACAAAAGATTGTATTCGTCCATGAAAAGAGAATTTAATTTATTAGCAAGAGTTTTCAAACTTTATCTACCACCCGTATATCCATACGATGTTGTTGGAGGCCAAAGGCAAATTATGCAAACGGACTTTGATGACAGAGTAGATATTCTGCCAGTTGCGGATCCGAATATCTTTAGTCAGACTCAACGAATCTCCCTCGCACAGACGGAGCTGCAATTGGCGGCCTCAAATCCAAAAATGCACAATCAGTATGAAGTGTATCGAAACATGTATGAGGCTTTAGGAGTCAAAGATATTGATTTAATTTTAAAACCAAAACCACAGATGGTTCCAAAGGATCCATCGTTAGAACATATTGATGCTTTAGGCGGAATGCCTTTTAGAGCATTTCCTGGACAGGATCATAGAGCACATATTACAGCGCATTTAAACTTTATGGCGACTAATTTAGCAAGAAGTGCACCAAT